GGGTATGGTTGTGGTCTACGCCGTATTGGCTTTTACATTCTTGCAAGTCTTTGTACAATTCTTGTTCTTGACTGCGGATAAGTTCTAAAATTTGTTCTTTGTTCATAGTGTTTTATTTTAGTTAATTGAGATAACGTTTTCCGATGCAATACATTTCCCTTGCGGTTTTCCTTCCATTTCTACCATAATACCGCCGTTGAATACCATAAGTAAAGGGCGTGTAATGATTGTAAACTTTAGACCTTCTTTAGTCATTTCGTAAAATTTAAAAGTTGCAGTTTTCATATTGTTTTAGTTTTGAATTGTTAATTATAGGACAAATATAATATAACTTTTTATATAAACAATACTTTTAAACAAAATTTTTTAATTTTTTTAACTTTTTTTTCTGGTCAGTAAGGTTTTAACCTGATTTTATACCCGAAAACGTGCAATATATTGCTCATATAATCGGTTTACACCCGATTAGGTATAATATATTCAACAAAAAAGGGTTACCGCGTTCATCTGGCAACCCTTCTTACATTTAAAACTAAAACAATTATGCACTACAAAAGTAGTGGTTTTTTTATATTATGCAAATTTATTTTGCAATTTGAAAGTGCATCCAATCGTAATCCTTTTCCTTTCCTAATGATACGAATCCGTGTTTATAAAAAATGTCAATCATTTGTTTGTACTCAGGACGGGCAAAGCGAGCAGTCTTACTTGTCTCTTTCAATGTGTTTCTCGCGGGATCCAAATCAATAGCAATGCCCCAAGCGTGTGTACTCCAAGACGAACTGCCGCGCATTTTACGAAAATTAAAACATCCTCCGTAAAGGTCTATTCCTAACTCGACAAGGCGTTGATACCCGTAGACCTCTAAAAGTTCGTTAAACACGTTTAAAAACGCATCTGCGACAAGTTTATGGCAACGCATCTTTGTTACCATTGTCTTAGTGTCCCACGCTATGCGCATTGGGTAGGGTAATTTGATCGTAGTTAGGTACGTTCCCGCCTCGTTGGGTTGCCCGTATTTTGCTATTGCCTGAGCTGTAGTTATCATTCGTTGACGTTTAAATATTTGCTTACCTTAAAAAAGATCAGGATCATTAATAAAAGGAATAAACTAACCGCCAGAAACTTCATAGAATCGGTAAAAGTTTTATTATGTTCTACCTTTCTTCGTTTTAAATCCGTTTTTAGCTTGTTTTTATGCGTTTTAAGCGAGTTTTGTAGTGAATCTGAGTAGATAGTTCGGATATGCTTTAAACTATCATTAAAACGCTTTAAATCGAATCTTTCAATATATCGCGGTTTTGGTACATATTCCGTCTTTATCTGGATCACGGTATCTTTTTTAGTTATGTACTTTTCCCAGACTATGGAATCGTGAACAATAACCGGAAACGAATCTATCGTATTAATTCGTATCGTATCGTATACGGCCGGCTTATATCCTTTCTTGATCGCTTTATTCAGGTGGTAATTAACTGAGCAGCCTGTCGCAAGTATAGCAGATATTAGCGACAAAATTATAATCTTTTTCATTTGTCTATTTTTTTACTCCATACAGTTAAACCTATTGCAGTAGCTGAATAAGTAAGTAACCCTACAAAAACGAACTCGTGAACTTTAAACGGCTTAAACAACGGAAGCAGAGCATAAAGCACCGCTATCCAAAAAGACGTAAAAGCGGATAGCCTTTTAATTGACCATTTTCCGTTAGGTTTTAGAGTTTCGTTTATTAGTTCTTTTATCATTTGGCAATACGGCTAAAAGTTTTTCGGGTAGGTCTATTCGTGTTTTCGTAGCTTGTCTAAAGCTTTGAGTTTTGTAGCAGTCGTAAAGAGCCGTCTCAACTTTGTTCAATCGGTTATCCGTGTGCCACAACCATAAGCATAAAACACCTGTAACGCCGTATTTTTTTACAATGGTAACAAACTCAGTCATTTTTTTGCTGCTTTTTCTGTAAGTACAAATTCAACTTATCTACGTTTTCCTGTCTTGGTTTGTAGCTTCCTACCTTAGTTCGTTTTTTCATATATACCAGCTCGTGTAGTTGTTCATTCTGTCCGGAAACATATCGTCGTTGGAGTTTGTATTGTACTCCGGAAATAAGTTGTTATTAAATGCCATATAATTGATAAAACGCTCTGTGTAGTGCTGAGCTATTGAACGTTCCTTTTCAGTCAAGAAATCAACTTCGTTTTTATCTACGTTTTCAGCGTTCTCAGACGAATGCTTATAGACTCCTTTATTAGCGATGGTATAGGCAGCAAAAGGTAAATATTCAACCATTGCCCAGTGGATCAACATTGGCTTAACGTAGGTCGTTACTAAACTAAGGTAATTACCTGCTAGCGTTCCGGCAATAATATCCGCTTCAATCTTTTCGAGTAACTTGGTACCTAAATAATTTTGGATGTGAATATCCTGCGCGATCTTGATAAACTGCACGAATTTATCTACATCAACGTTACCATTGGTAGCGGTGAACTTTTTAAGATCTGTATCTGTAATAAGTAGTGCCTGAGCCATTATTTCGCGTCTTTAGGTAAGTTAGGGTTATTAGGAGAAAAGCCTTTCAACGGAAGGTTATTTGGGTAAATAGAAACCTCATAAGGGTTTGTAACTTTGTAGCCTTTGATTTCGGCAGCTCTAGTTCCTACCTGCTCAAATTTTCTATCCTTTCCTTTAATATTACGCATAAACGTTACGCGTTCCCATTTGTGATGACATCGCGGCCCGCCTTTGTACTTGAAAATATCGTAAGTATTAGCACCACCTTCACCAAAACCAGGATTAACCGCGCGCTGGCTCATTGCTTCAATATCTTCTTTGCGAAATAAACGGTCTTGTTTAGACATCATTGCCTTACAAAAAGCGCGATCCGGAGCCGAATTGCCGGTGTATCTGTAACGTACTTTAAAAAACTTCAAAGAATCTACGCGGCGAACTTCCTTGTCTTGTTCTGATCTTGCAGTTGGGTTTGCTGATCCTACTGAAACAAATTTGTAAATTTTACTTAACAAATTTTGCGGCTCCATTTCGGAATCCGCTTTATATAAGATTTCATCTAGTTGCTCATCATCATCCGTAGCTTCACGCGCATCAACTTCAAACCACTCATCCGAAAGGTTTGCCGCGTCAACTTCCGAAAGGATAGCCTCAAGTTCTGCGTTATGGCTGCTTAATTCCGTGCCGGTTTCCTCTTGTACTTGTTCTTCAGTGATTGCATTTTCTAGATCAGTAAATTCTAACGGTTGAAGGGTTTTAAAGAATAATTTAACCGAGATTCCGTTAAAGTGTAAAATCTGCTCAAAAGCGGCTATAATTTCATCCTGTATTGGACGAATAACCATATTGTCAAACAAAATAGCAGAGTTTTTAAGCTCATCCGCATTGCTTGAGAATCCATTTGTAGAAGCTACTCCGAAAAGTAAAGGCGAGGTAACGTTATGGCCTAGCATAATTTTACGCATACATTCCTCTGCTAAATACTCGTAGTGTTTAGGAGCATCGTTTAAAGGAATGGCCTCAACCGTAGTTCTTTGTTCAGCATTTTCGTTATATGAAGTAACAACCTTTTTACCTTTTGGTCCGGTAAGTTGATTCTTTACTTTAGAGTCAATGATATTCATTTGCTCCTCAGTTGGAACCCCATTATTAAAGTTTACTACCAACGTAGGCGAAAAACCATTCTGTACATCGTTGATTAGATACTGCGCTATTTCTTCTTCGAGCAGGGCATACGGAAGCGCGCCTTGATAGTCTGGATAAGCATAGTATTTCATTCCTACGTTGTAAGGCTTAGAATAAAGGATTTCAATTAAATCGTCTTTACCTCCAAACCCAAAAGCAGGAATACGCTTTGGTGGGTATTTTTTAATATCTGACCAATCATCAGAATAGTAATACGCTTCAATATCTCCGTCTTTATTGCACTTTTCAGCGCGCAAAAGATTTACCGGCATATGGTAAGTCTTAACAATTTTTGTTTTACCAGAATTATAATGTACCTGAGAAGCAAATTGACCTAGCAATTTACGATCCATAATCGTTTTACGAACGCAATCATCGTGAAACAAGGTTTTTACTTGCGCGTACTCGTTTGGCTTTCTATTGGCGTTTAAAACGCTTAGGCCGCGACCATAAATTAAACGAGCTACGTTATTGATAATAGCCGCGTTAGTGGTACTGTTATTATAGCGATCAATAAGGAATCCAAAGAAGTTATTTTCGCCTCCAAATTCTACCCAATTATCACGTTTGCTTTCCGTGATGACCGGTGGCTCGTATTGGCTTAAGTTTACAAATTGTATGTTACTACTCATATTACGATAAATTCGTTGTTAGACGTTTGTGATACATACTGACCGTCGTTAATCGAATAGTTGATTACGCTCTGATCAGTACAATAAATCTTGTCTCGGTATATAATTTCGCTTCCTTGTTTTAGGGTTAACATATAACTACGCGATTCCTTTAAAGCAAAAGCTGCCGTTATAGTATTCGTGTATCCGTAAGCCGCTGAGCTAACGATAGGAACTGTTATTGTTTCGTTTTCGATTTCATCCGTGATCAGCATAGTGTTATACTGCGATTTGCGCGGAATAAAATTAAACGTTTGGTTGCTTGTTGATGTGCTTAGTACAATCATAATTTAATAACTTAAAATACCGGTTTTTGTTGCAAATAAAAAAGCCACCCCGTTAGAGATGGCTTTAGTTCGTAGTAGGTTATTGATTAGTTAGTATCAATAGTAGCGCCACCGAAAGCAGTAGCCAAAGCAGTTTCAGTTGTTACGTCAATGAAATTGGCGAGGAGCTTCTCTTGACCAACCATCGTAAAGGTGTAACCGTTTAGGTCGCCCATCGCAGTACCATTTGATACGTTTGAAGTAGTTACTTCCATACCGTGCTCAAGGCCAGCAAAGAAGAAAGAACCGTTACGTGATTTTACCACAACGTGCGGACGGCCGTAAGCCAAAAGTTTCGCAATTTTATGTGTAGTAATATCTTGATTTTTCAAAGTAAACGTCAAAGTTTGCTCAGCAAATGTAGTTCCGTTTTCGCGGCTTGAAGTCAAAACCTGATCAAAAGAGTTAGTACCTTTCAATTCAAATTTGTAAAGTGTAGAAACGCCGGCAACTGAATCAATAACATCTGTATTGGTACCGTCGTAAGTAATTCCTGTGTAGTCGCCGTAGTTGACAAAATAGATGGCATCAATGCCCCCTACTGCTGTCTTACATACCTCCAAACGACCATTAGCTAAATCGCAGCTCATCTCGTATAAATTTTTTAAGTTAAACAAAAAAGGGAAGGCATTTTACCTCCCCTTTCTATAAGTTAGTTATAATTAGTTAGCAGAGTTTGTGATACCGTAGGTAACCATATCCTCAGCAAAACCGTATTTTGCATCTGCGGTGAAACGCATAATAAATCTAACGTTCTGAGATCCGTCGATATCTGAAAGGTCAATCAATTTAACCTCGTTCATATCATTCAACAAACCTGTTGCGAAGTGAAGGTTGCTAGATGGAGTAGCGATAGCCGTGTTAGCAGCCATACCGTTAGCCATAAATACCGGAATACCATCGAAGAATACATCACCAAGAACTTGGTTTGTACCTTTGTTATCGTAACCGTTAGCACCTACGCCAGAAGCAGCAAAACCGCCCAAAGCGCGTACATACGCTTTATAGATGTTTTGAGCAACGTAAAGTTTAAGATCAGGGTGTCCGTAAAGACGAGCAGGGATAGCATCAACCAACAAACCTAATTGAGCAACAACGTTACCAGCGTTTACAGTTGTACCAGCGACTTCTTGAGCAGCAGGAAGCGCAGCATCCAAAGCGATTTGAGTAGAAATACCAGCAAACTGACCAGAAGTTGCGTTAACGCCTGTCCAGATGTTTGTTTCCATTGCAGAAGCAACTTGAGCAGACAATTGACCGATAACGAAATCTACGAAAGATTTTGGCATTACGTCAAAAGCAGAGAAGCCCATTTCAGCAGCTTGCCAAGTCGAACGGAATGTTTTTTTACAGAATTGAAGGTTTACTTGGAACTCTTCAGGTTGTAAGATTTTCTCAGTAAGGTTTACAGTTGATGTGGCATCGAAATCGCACGTCGCATCCTTGATGATCGCATCGTTAGAATATTTCTGAATTACCTCCTTAAATTTCACGTTAGGGTGGATAGTGAACCCGCCTTTTTCAAGGGTTGGAGCAGACAATAAAGCTGCTGCAATGTATTTTCCGGCAAACTCGCCGGCATACGTTGTAGTTACATTGGTTGTAGTGGCCATTTGTTATTTATTTAATTTTTCAAAAATAGAATCAATAGTTGAGCGCGTTTTCTTTGGTGTTAATTTGAACAATTCAACCGGCTGCGCATTTTCCGGATTGTGTTGTATAGGTTTAGGCTCTACTTCTTCAGCAGCCAATTCAACCGGCGCCGCTTCTTCTGCAACTGCTTCGGGTGTTTGGGCTTTCAATTCAGCCAATTCTGTTTTCAATTTTTCGTTTTCAGCAGCAAGCTCTTCCATTTTAGTGAAGAAAGTTTCTTTGATAATGCTTTCAACCGTCTTTTTAGGAGCAGCCTCAGCAGCCATTTCCTCTTCAATTTTGTTTCCGCCTTCAACTTCAACTTCCACTTCTGGAGCTTCTTCTTCTTCGGCTTCTTTTTCTTTTACTTCAGCAATCATACCTTCCTCAACTACGACTAAAACCATACCGTTTTCAAGATCGTATTCGCCAATCGGCAAAGCAATACGCTGATCGTCTTCAGTAACAATAAATACTTCGTTACCCGCTTCAAAGGCATCCGCTTCCAATACAGAAACGCCGTCCGTTAATTTCATTTGTTCTAAGCTAACTTCCATTCCAAGTAGCGCGCGAACTTTGTTTAAAATTTTGTTTTCGCTCATTTTTTCTTTCTTTATACGCATTTAACTTAATTAATATAAATCTGTTGCACTTTTATCCTCCTACGTTTGTTATTACGCGGGGTGTATTCGTGTTTGTAACCGTTCCAGACTCTTGCTGAACTAAGCTACCGATGCCTTGATTTTGTAGATCACCGTTGCAGCAGTCTTTTGAATACGTGCCATTGTCGCATAAGCACCCGCGCTTACCGCCTTTTGGACTTGAATAACTTGGTGTTTTTTTCATTTTATTGGTTTTTAAGTTGTTCTAATTTACGTTGTGCCCACTCTACTCCGGCATCTCCACCCCACGCTAACCACATCAATCTACCGCATCCGTCGCCTAGTTCTTTATCTGAGTTCTGGCGATGGCGTTCAAAGGCTGCCATTCGCGCAATAGTATCTCTGCTGATCGGCTCGCCTTTTGCTAGTTGGTTGGCTCTGGCTTTACCTACGGAAGTACCGCAAGAACCCCATCCGTTTTCTTCTGCCCAGCGTAAAGCTATTTTAGCGTTTTCGCTTGCTTGTTTTGGGTAGTCGCTATAAGATTCTAATTTGACGTCTAGGATTTCCTTTAAGTAAGCAATTAGTTCTTCTTTTTCCCGATCCTGCAGGCTCATTTCATATTTATCGGCAAAGTAACCTTCTATTGAAAATCCTTTTACTTCACCAGCCTTTACGCGCTTCCAGATATCGTCGTTGTTTACCTTCATTGAAATCATCCACGTTCCCTTAGGTAAACTGAATCCGTATTTTACAGATTTGTCGTGTACATCATCTTCAATGATCCAACTTTCCACAACCGACATACCATCCAATTCTTTACTGTGTTCTAACGTTGCGTTGTTTTGGTTTGAACGCATTAAAAACAATTCAGCAGCTTTGCGTACTGTCTGCTCAGAAAAGTAAATTTCCCATTCGCGTTTTGTCTTTTCGTTTTTACGATAAATTTTTTTGTTAGGCGTTAAAGCTGGCCCCATTAAAATACGCTTTTCCTGATCAATTTCTTTTAACTGTACTTCGTGTTTTGCTAAAGCGATAAAATTCTCCTCAATAGCTGGGTATTCTACAACAGAAACCGCCTCAATGCCGTGCATCGGATCGCGTTCGTCAATAATTAATTCAATTAGTTCCATAGCCTATAAACTTGTTTTGTTTTATAACGTTGCGTTTTTAATACGGTTCCTATCTAGCGCCTGAGCAGAAGTTACTTCTCCACTAATCACATACGCTTGGATTGGTTGTTGTTGGATTTGTGCTAACTGATTGAAGCCTGAGTTACCTACTATGTTGAAATTGGGAGACATAACGCCGCCTCCAAGGTTTCCTGAACTTCCTACGCTTCCGGAACCTCCACCTGCGCTTGGAGATTCAAATTTTTGTTGAGCAATTTTAGCCACATTAGCCAAACCTGTTGCTACGGCAATACCTGCTGCAATGCCACCTCTAACAGGAGAGTCTGGAGTAGGTAATGGAGTAAACTGCGAAGCATAAGCTGAAGTTGCGTTTTGATAAGTAGAGATTAAAGCACTTGCCATATTAGCAGCCTTTTGAACTTGGAATGCACGTTTAGCGGCTTTTTCTGATTTCTTACCAAATAGTTCAGTAATGGAAGCAATTGCGCTCAATCCATCTTGCGCTAATTTTACTTTCATTGACTGAGCAGCCTGTTCTCTTTTTACTGCGCGGCGTGCTTGCTCATCTAAAACAACATCTTCCCAAGATACTATACCTTTTAAATTTTCTAATCCTTGTAGCCTTCCGTCTTTAACTAATTTTTGAAAATCCTCACTTTGTTTAATTTGTTTGACTTGTAACGTCTCTACTTTTTCAAGCCCTTCTCTCGTTAAGTCTACTTGTCTAAGTTCTAAATCAGCCAATTCTTTGTTTTTGGCTTTTTCTAAATCTACAGTATCTTGATTATATTTTTTAGCAAGTGCAATTTGTTCAGCATATTTTTCTTCAATATCTCGCTTTTGGATTTGATATTCCGTTTTAAACAAATCGGTAGCTTCACGATTGTATTGTCTCAGCTGAGCTAACTCTTCTTTTCGTTTATCTGCGGCATCCTTTGCTTTTTGAGCCGCTTCTTCCTTTTGTCTTTTCTTTTCTTCTTCTTCTTCTTTCTTTTTTTCCTCTTTATCCCTTTTTTGTTGTTGACGATATTCATATTCGTCGTTTTTGATTTTAGCTAAATCTTGACGTAATTGAGCTACTCTTTTGCGTTGCGCTTTTGCTTCTTCTTCATCTCCAAATAAAGCACGACCAGTAGCATTTAATCCAAGTGAATCAAAAATACCTACGGTTTCTAAATTTTCTTTTTGTGATTCGTATAATGCTTCTGCTGCTTTAAGCTCTTGTTTAGTTTGCTCTATTGCTTCTTTGTATCTTTTACGTCTTTTTGAAGCAATATTATCTTCTGTATACCCTAAACGTTTTAAGGTTTTTTCATAATCATCAAAATTTTCTAATGCCTTACGAGCAGCTTCACCGCTTTCTCTTGTTGATTGTTCGAATCTTTTTGCTTGAGCAGTTGCTGGCGTTAAGGAATTTTTAATATTATCCCACTGAGATACTAAAGTAGTTAAAGCCGCTATTACGAGACCAATACCGCTAACCATAAACACTTTAGCAGCCGTTGTCATTCCTGCAAATGCGTTTTTAACAACCGCTCCTAATTGAATGAAACTATCTTTAGCCTCCATTACTCCCTGAATACCTTGGGAAAGGGCCATTGCTGACTGAACTTTAAGTAATGTAGCCTGTAGTGCTTCTGATTCTACACCTACTAAACCTATTGCACCTTCATATGCTTGGAACCCGTTTAAAGCTCCACCTATTGAACGAGATAAAGCATTGAATTTAGCGTCAGGGTTAAAGGCATCAGTTAAGTTCTTAGCATCTTCAATACGATCTTTAAGTTCTGCTGCACGTTTTGCTGCTTCTGCTGCTTGCTGAGATGTAGCACCAAATTGCGCAGACAATTCAGCTACTGCTGCCTGAGCTTGCTTAAATTGAGATTTTAACGAACCTAAGTTAGTTTCTATATCAAGATTGATTGTTTTAGTTTCTGCCATTTCTGATAGATTTTAGTTCTCGTTTAGTTTGCTTCCAGATCTTTTGAACTGATCCTGTTAATTCGTGTTTTCCTTTGGCTATATCAATTAACTCAGACTCTCCGTAGAAGTCATCAAGTTGTAGCATTGCGATTATCTGTTTTATCATTGTATGATGTAAAAAGTTTCCGTTGTTGTGCTTCCGTCTAAATATAAGTAAGTAACCGTGATTGTGTATACCGTACCTGCTGCGCCACTTGGTAAAGTGATAGTCAAGATGCCACTTGCAGTCATTGGCTCAGGACTAAACGTTACGTCAGGATTAGAGCAAGTAAACGTAGCTTCTACGGCGTTGTTTGGTAGGTTAATGATGTATTTTATCGTACCGCCTTCCGTTGATACCTTAGGAGCAGGGTTTGTAGAGTTTACGATTGGTCTAAAATCTAAGATGAGTTGTAAGTCTGCGTCTCCTGTCGTTAGGTTCGTTTTCATTTCGTTAATGATATACCTTCTATCTCTAATGATAAGCCTATCGTTTAGTTGGAGTCCTGTTAGTAAGCTCACAGGTAGTTTTGCTTTTACGTTGATCAAACGCTGCTTAATGTTGTAAAGGTTATATAAGTAACTGAAATAGTAGTTAGCAAATAGTGTGTTTGCTATTGGATAGTCTAAAATTGTACTTGTTTCGGGAGCAAAGTTTAAAGTAAAGTCCGTGTTATTGTAAAGTAAGTCCTGCCCAAATGGAGTATAGTTAGTTACT